CAGGCTTTGTGTGCGGCATCGCTACCTTTAACTCCGTGTACACGCTTTGCCCAGGGAAATATTTCCAATAACTTAGCATAGTTTTTTTCAGCATTAGGTTCATCGTAGCTGAGGAATATAATATCTTGTTCAATAATTTTAATCATAAATGTTTAATCCGTAGGACTTAAATGTAAAGCGTGTCGCTAACTCTATTTTAGATAAATCACATTCAATTTCTGTTGAAAATGGTACTGTAACTGTATCTGCAACTAAATCAGCAATACTAATAATTATAGTTTTATAAAGAAGATTGAAATTTTCTTTTGATACTACAAAAAACAATATTTTGTCAGATGAATCATCAACCTTATATTCATCCGAAATTGAAAAGCTCCAGCATTTGTCTTTTAAATTCCAGTCTACTATCAATTCTGTTTTTTTCTTAGGCTTTTCGTTAATTAAGAAAAATATACTATTTGACGGTGCGGCAACTACTTCATTATACAGCACAAGGCTTTTTTTACTTACAGTGTAATTATGAAAATCTTTTGCGCCAGTCATAAATTCTAAAAACTCATTGGGTGTAATTTCAACACTATCTTCAGATGATTTATGATTTGCAATACCGTAAACTCTTTTATTATCTACATTATAATGTGCATAGAATTTTTGAACTTTAGACATTTGCTAAGTTCTCCAATTTTTTTAGTATAGATTTAGTAATGAAGTCCTTTTCAACATAGTGGAACAATTTATGTTGACGTATGTTAGCAACTTCGAGATAGCCGTTACTGTTTAAATTAACTGGCACAGTATTGCTCCAACTGGCTGCTCCTGAAGACCACCCCTGGAGTGGAACTTTCATATGTATGAATTCAAGCGGACTATTTTTATCTAGAGCTATCTCTGTTAATCCCATCATGTCAACTGTGATAGCCGCTGTTAAATCCATGCTTAACCATTTTTGATATTCTTTTACAGCAAAATGATCATAACTCCATTCCCAGTTATTACATACAAATTCTAATACTTTATAAAAATCATACGCTGGTTGAGTTTTTTTAAAATAGTGTAATCCGAAATACACGTTAGGTAAGTTATTAGCAATAAATGCACGGCGGTGGACTGTGTCGTATACTTCTTCTAATTTATAATTCCTAATTCTAGAGCAAAATTTAATATCGTAGTTGCTACAATATGTCCACCATCCACTAATATCCTCTAGTAGCAACATATCAACATCGAGTACTATAGTTTCATCATATGGTGTAGCATGAAATATTTTCCAACGATTTTCAACTTTCCAATCTGTATCAGAGGCATCGTCATTAAATGGAATAGGAATAATTTGATCAAATATCTTTTGATATTTTTTTGGTACTGGATCGTTAGTTATTAGACTGATAGAATTATTCTCGTGTTGACTTGCCTTAATACTTAACGCTAGTGCATATGCCTGAGTAATATAGTCAACTGTTTTATTATTTTGGGCGAGGACGACGAAACCTTTAGACACCGTTGCCCCCGTCAATAAATCTTAAAAGACTATATTTGTTCATAACATGTACATCGAGACCTGATGTTTTTGCTACTAAGTACTCACCAGGATAATTTTTCTTTTCAACTAAAAACTGCATATTGTTATCATTAGCAGTAACTAGTATATCAGTATCAGCTGAATAAGTCATTTTTCCAGGTAATTCTGTAGAAAAGCTATTTGTAGTATTTCCCGACATAATATGTATAGCGATACTGAAAGCAAAATCATTTCTAAATAGAGCAGAATCAATAGTGTATAGTGTCCGATAATATACCCAATTAGCTTTAATATAATCTATCAGATCAAAGAATACTGCTGTTAATGGTGTTTTTTGAAATATAAAAACTGTAGCCCAGAAAAAAGGAATACTATATTGATTTATAGTTTTAAACTCGACCGGATCTCTTCCCAAGGCAAGATCAAAACTATGTTGATAGATTTGAAAATCATGATCAAGATCTAAAGCAGATTTTAATACATTAGAATTTAATATATAATCGCTATCTAACACTAGTGTTTTATCATACGGTGTTAAATTGTATACTTGATTTCTTGAAAGATTTTTCCAATCTAATACCTTAGATGATAACTTGCCGTCATTAAATTTCTTAGTCTGTCTTGACGTATCTTTAGGGAGGGAAATTATTTGATCAAAATTATGATCAGGAAAATTCGACTGTAACCACTTACTACTATCAGTAATGATACTAACCGGAATATCTAAATGTTGTTTTACTCGCAAGGCAGCAAAGTTTGCTAACTTAACATAGTCAATGCCGCCGTTATTTTGAGCAAATATTACTGCGCCGACGGTCATAGATTAACTATGTCCTCAACTTTTCTTTTGTTTTTTATTTCTGCGTATTTTGCAGAATAGTCGTTTGTAGATTCAAAGTATATTAGCATAATGTCATCGAAGAATTGCTGAACATCATTAATAACTATTGGAAGATTATTACTATCAACGAACGGAACATCAGATGTATAACCGAGATCAATAACTGACTTAGTAAAGGTAATTAGTTCTTGTGATACTTTAAATGTTGCACCATTAGTATAGTAAACTAATTTTTGGCTATATTCTTCTAGCAGAATTCTTTTCTGATTAGACAGGGTTGCCATATAATTGGCAACTGAAAAGGCTTTTTGAATTTTTTCGTCCATTGATAATCTCACGAGTAATGTATAAAGTATACACTACTTTAATTATCAAGTCAACGATTTAGGAGTTTAATTTTAGAGCGTAGTTTGAGTCGAAACTACAGGCACAGGTACTGTTACGTTAGTATTAGCTGTAGGATATCTTGCTTTAACAAAACTAAACAATGCGCCAGTTACTGATTCGTCAATACCAAAAGTTGGACTATGACCTGTGACTGTTGCCAAGTCATTGTACAGTACTCTAAATGTCAATGCACCATTAGAGGCGGCGCTTGCATAGATTCGCCATTCGTTTGGAGTATATAAGTCTGCTCCTACCCCGAGGGCGTTTACATACTGTAGGAATTCTCTGCCAACGTTATCACCGGATATTAGGTTATAAAATCCATATGTTCCACCACCTGCAATCGTACCGTTCGTGTTAGATTTAGTAGTGTCATTGGCATTAAAACTAATAGTACCTGAATTATTTAAGAGTTGATTCCAAGAATAGTTTTTTGAACCGGCGACACCAGCGCCAGTTTTGTCTAAGTTATCCCAGCGGGCGGCACTAAATTGAATTGCTCCGCCAGAGTTGAAGAAAAATCTTGCAACATCCAAACTAGATAACCCAGCAGTAACTTGTGAAGCTGTTGGGGGGAATGTTACTGTTATAGTATGACTAACTGTTGTATTCCAAGTTGCAGTTCTGATACCGTTGGCTGTTGAACCTGTTGGATTTAATATATCAAATGTAGACATCTGATTAATATCGTATAGCATTTTATCGGTAGCGCAGGCATTAGCCATTGTTAACATAGCTAATCGATCTGCTTCTTTGATCTGGACGCTAGATGTTGGGATCTTTAAACATGAACCGGCTACATACCCAGGATCATACGGGCCAAGATCTTGAATGGTAGTACCATTTTGATGTTGGCGGCATGCGACAATATCTAATCGTAAATTTGTCCATTGAGTTGATGTGATTTTACTATTCTGTACAACACCAACGGATGAGCTTTGGACTGACTGTCCGTACCCAGAGGTACTAGACCCTGTTCCTAAAATCGGAGCGATTACGGATTGAATTGCAATATATTCGGCAGCTTCAATTTTATTACCTACACCAGCAGTCATAATTATCCTCTTTTTACGTTCAGTTTATTTATAGTTATAAAACTATACATTCAATAAGTTTGATTCCAGAATCATCGCTAGATTCCAATGCGATTGCAAATAGTACATCTGAATTACTATAATCATTCGCTATTGAAATAGCAGTGCCAGCTGTAAATGCTCTCATTCGGTCGCCTTTAGCAACTGGTCCAAACACTTTAACTGGAACACGGCCTTTAAGTGCGATGTATGTGCCACCTACTAGATCTTTATTCATCATAAACGCTGGTTTATCACTGACTACGCCGATTGCACGACTGTTAGTTTGGCAAGCAGTAACTTCTTTCTCACCGCCAACTGCTACTACTGTACCAACAGGATATTCTGCATCAGCTAAGTATTTTTCTGCTAAGTCAGCATATTGTGCCGCCGTAGCCGTACCGCTGAATAAGTTGGCAGCAATATTTTGGTTACTATCTCTAGCAACAATGGTGCTAGCTGCCGATGCAGTACTAGCAGAAACAAAACTGCTTCCTAATAATAGTGTATTAGCTTTTTCTGAAATTCCAGTGAAGTTTGCTCCGTAAATTGTTACAAACTTTACCGTAGCAGAACCAATATTCGATGTAGCATCTTGTCCTGGGAGAATATCTGCGCCGGCTAATGTCATCGGCTTATATACTGCCGCAGTAGAAGCGTTTCTTGTTCTAAACTGTATTTGTTCGTTTGATTGATTTTCAATAATCGGAGTTAAGCTACCTTCATTAAATACATGCAATCTTGCTACAGAACTACCAACAGTATATCCTACATCAGCAAAATTAACTAATGCTGTAAATCCTGCATTGGCAGATTTTACAAAATCAGCGGCAGCAAATCCGCCTAACCTATCCGAGTTAGTTGATGTTCCCCAGAACCTAGTAGCATCTGTAGTCTGGCCTGGTTGTGAATCATTAGCTGTAGAAGCAAGTGTTATACCTCTGCGTATGGTACTAAAATTAGAAGCAACTAATGAAGCTTCAGTTGTCGGATCTAATGGAAAACTATCGGCAGCACTAACTGTAAATATTGTAGCATTGTTACTTAATGCTTCAACGATAGGATAAGTGGTTCCGCTGAGTGATCGAACAGTTCTCGATCTAACTTGCGTAGTTGAATATCCAGCGGCAACTTGCGGTCCGACTAGTGTAAAGTCACTACCGTTCCATGCATTAAGTTGATTATTAATAGTATCAAACCAAAAATCGCCAATTGTTAAGCCTGTTGGGCGGGTTGATCCAGTTTCTGCGCCGCCTGTTGTGCGGAATTTATTACCGTCAAAGAATTTTAACTTGCTGTTGGCGCTGTCAAACCAAATTTGGCCTGAAAGTGGTTTAGGTGGTTGGGTAGTATTAGCGAAGTTTTCTAGCAAATATACAAAATTTTCATTCTGTACGCCGCCGTAACCAGCATAATTTTTACCGATTAATTTAAGATCAAGGGTAGCGTCAACAGTGCCGTCGGCTACTACTGTAATTTGTGTACCGTTATATCTATTTATGGTGTATGACATCTGACTCGTTTCCTTATTCTTATATATTTATGCTGTTTTATCTTAAATTTCTAATAGCTTACAGGTCATTCTGATAAACCCAGACACCTGATTGCATTGTAAACTTTCTAATTGCTGTGCCGGCACCGTCTGTGCAAACTGCTCTACAGATAGAACTATCTAACCATTCGGTATTCGGGAACAATTTAGCTAGATATGTTATTGCAATTTGAGCGTTAGTTAGGCCAGTTGTCGTTAAACTTATGGCTACAGATCGTGTTTTTACCTGGGTATCTACATAATTCTTAGTTGCGGCGTCTTGTGCAGAAGCAGGATCGGCTACATTGCTTATTTTAGAGCTACTTGCGCTGATAATGCCTGCGCCCTTGGGATCTAAAACTATATTTCCGTCTGTAAATGCCGGTGTGCTATTCGCTAATGTTACGTTACCGCTTAGATCAGCAGTTATTGATAAGTTAGTTACGTTTAAAGATGTTAATGTTCCTACACTAGTCAGGCTTGAATTTGTAATCCCAGCACCTAATGTATTTGTATCTAACACTGTAGTACCGTTAATTTTGTATGCTCTACCAGATACTAAATTTATATGCTCAGAACTACTCCAATATGCCCCTACATTTGTCCAGATAAATGTCTTATCTGTTGTACCTTTAAGTGTAAATCCGCCGCCGTCTGCGTATATGTCTGATGCACCTATAGTAATATCAGTTAAAGTTCCTATTACAGGTGTTGTGCCGCCAGTAACAGTGTATTTAATACTAGTTCCGCTGACAACAGTTGTTACTAATACGCTTGTAGGTGTGCCTCCATATAGTACACCTGTACCGCTTGTTGCAGTAATAAAACTGCCGACATTTGCCGCGCTGGTTGAAGAGATACTTGCAATAGTTGCAATCCACGGGCTACCTAATGCACTGCTTACAACTGTTAATGTTAAATTATTTGTAGGAGCTGTACCGCCTAAATCTGCTCCTGAAATTACAATAGTATCACCTACAGCATAATTACTGCCAGCTGAAGTAACTGTTATAGTAGCTGTACTATAGTTCGTGGCGGCACCAGATTTAACGATTGTAAACACTGCGCCTGTACCGCTACCGCTGGTAGATAACTGTGTTTTTCCAGCATATGTTGCGGCGGCAGTAACACTAGTACCACTTTTTGTAACTGCAACAGACCCTAAGTTAAAAGGTCCTGAAACACTTGTTATACTTCCTGTACCGATATTAGTAGTAACCTTAGCTAATTCAAAGTTTTTATCATCAATGTTAATAGTTGTTGAATTAATAGTTGTTGTGGTACCATTAACTGTTAAGTTACCTTCAACAATTAAACTTCCAGGGCTTGAAACTGTACCAACATGTAATGTTGCAGTTGGTGCTGAATTGAAAAGCCCGATATAATTATTAGTAGCATCAACAAATAATGCTGTTGGGTATGTTGACCCATTTCTAGTAGTAATTTTGAAGTTCTGACCAGATGTGTTTGATTGAATATTAAATAGTGTCGATGATACATTAATTTCAGTGTTGCCACTTGCACCTAACACTAATGGTTTAATATTATTGATAGTAAGTGTTCCTGCCGTAGCTGAATCATCGCTTGTTGATATAAAATTTTCTGCTGTCTTAATAGAACCGTCAGCGGCTAGTAATGTGTCAGCTTGTGTTACTGGAACTCTTAATTTAACGCCGGTAAATGTACTTGCATTAAATCCAACATATATCTGTCCAGTGTATTGAGAAATTGGAGAACTAGGAGTAAATTGTGTATTACTCCAGATACCGAGTAAAGTTGTACCTACAAACATATTTGTAACAATGTGTGTAAGTCCATCTGTTCCAATTATGCTTTCTACAACAAAACCACTTAACCCTTGAGATCTTGTAAAGACCGGACCTGCTAATACTGTTGCTGTGCCATCATTGAATCGCAGTTGGCCATTATTGCTATCAATCCAAATATCACCTGCATTAATTCCGCTCGGTGAAGATGCAGATACTATTGTGCCGCCGCTAACCTTAAAATTAACACCATCATAAACTTTTAATCTATTTTGTGTAGTGTCAAACCAAAGCTGGCCAACTATTGGTGTTCTCGGTTGTACTGAGTTAGCAAAATTTTCCAACAGATATACAAAGTTTTGATTAAGAGCTGTGCCATATGCACTTGCACTTTTAGCTACTAGGGTGAGACTAGAATGAACTTGGTCAGTAGTTCCATCGACTAGCTCAGTTAAAATTGTTCCATCGGATTTTGTTATTATATAGCTCATTGTAGATTACCAGTAAAAATAATATAATTAATAGTTAAGTAAGGATTCATAATATCTATCGCCTGGCCGTATTGTGTTTCACCGGTTATAGCGCCTGTTTTAGGATTACCATATGCCGTTGATGTACCAACGCCTACTTGGATATTACCAGTACCTACTGTGACCGAGTCGGTTGAGGCTGCTCCTTGGCTAGCTGGCATACTATAATAAGCATTTGTACCAGATTGTAATGTATGTATATGTTGTGGTAAATTTCTAACTGATAGTGTAGCAGTGTCAAAACCTGCGCCGGATCCTATGTTGTCAGCTGTAACACTTGTAACTCTGTTAGCAGGAGCTGTTACTGTTTGCATATTTTGGATGGGATTAATAGCTAATGGAACTGATATGCCGTTGTTCATACTATCTTTACCTAAAGCAAATCTACCCCTTAAATCAGGTAATCTAAATGTTCCGTAACCTTGCAACGGTTCAAGTGTAATATCTCTTATATATGCATCTTTAATAACATCATATAGTAGTTGATATGTTGTTTTAGAAACTTCTGCGCCGTCACACAACAAATACCCTCTCGGTGCGGCTGGACCTGCAAACGGTAGTATCGCACCGACTGGCATTACTGGCAAATTATTTTGTAAAGATTGTTTGCTTACTTTTAATAGTCCAACATCTTTACGTTGAACTAAAAAATAATCTGAATCATCTGGTGTTGTTGTAATTGTTTGAGAGGAGATTGCAGTTTCATTTAATACTGTATTAAGAGTTAATGTACCGTTATTTGTTTGTCCGTCAAACGATTGAGAATCACTATCAAGCTGTCCTTGTAATTTAAAAGTCGTCGGGCTAGAAAGTCTAGCGGCAGAACCTGTTACACTGCCGTCTAAAACACCCGAAAATGCACCGGAGAAATTTCCAACGAATGTTTGAGCATAAACATTTCTAAATTTATTGGATGCGCCACCTATATCGTATTGCTGGTCTGTAGTCGGTAAAATTGCCGAAGAGCCAGTAGTAGTAGTAAGATAAAGTTTACCAGTTAATCTAATGTCGTTTGTAAACGTAGATTTCTTTACTACTGATAGGCCACCTAAAGTTTGTATACTTGCGCCGCCGACATCAGTCGTGTCAGCCGTCCCAGCAACTTTTAATCTACCTAGTTCGGGTTTAACAAGATCATCTTTAATAAGAACTGCGCCAGCAACGTCTAAAGTTGCTAAGGGATCTGCATTATTTGTTCCAATACCTATTCTAGTAGTAGCACCAATATGCATTACTGTATTAGTTATTGAATTATATTTTAACTTAAAATCAATAGCATCTCCATCGTTTTTAGAATAAAATATTGTAGATGATCCGTCAACACCTAAGTTAAAACTTAGATCACTACCTATACTAAGACCAGCATTTGCTCTAATATTAAGTGCTGAAGTACTAGTGCTTGACACATCACCTCTTAGGAAATTTTTAGCAAGAATAGTAGCGCCATCGACTACTAACGCTTCGGCTCTTTCCGATGTTCCCCAAATTTTGCTTGGAGATGTTTCACTATTACTATCAGTTAATGATAAATTAAAACCTTGTCGGATGACTGGAAATCCTGAAACGATTGATTTAGGTGTAAATGTATCTTTACTAATTATACCTACTCTATAATTACTAGTATCAGTAATGTTGCTAGTGGCGCCATAAAAACTTATCACGCTATGTGCAACATTGCTAGTATCAATTATAGATTCTACTATCGGACCTGTTTGCTTGCCTGCACTATACTGAGGACCAACTAATAACCAGTTACTTCCCGAATACAAATAAAGTTGACTATTATTAGTGTCAACCCATAAATCGCCCTTAGCACTACTAACTGATTCCGGAGTAGCACTTGATTTCTTTAGAGATCCGGCGGCTGACCAAGCGGTGCCGTCATACACATTTAAAAAATTATGTGTATTATCATACCACAACTGTCCTTGAACTGGATTAGCTGGCGGATTATCTGAAGGACTAGCAAAATTTTCTAATAAATGTAAAAAGTTTTCAGCAAGTACTGGAGCAAATCCTTTATAATTTTTACCGATAAGAGTTACTGAAGTTTGATTATTCAGTGTCTGATCAGCGACTACTATTGCAGGTTTACTAGGATTAGTAATTTCAGTAAATCTAACGCTATAACTCATAGATTATACTCCTGCCAGGCCGGTTAAACTTTGAATACGAACTGTATAATCAATTTGTATTAAACGGTTTAACGATTTTTGTACAGGGTGAAATATAACATGAGTTAATAACAAACCTGTTCCAGATGCACTATAACTTTTTAAACCCAACTCGTCAAATACCAATGCTGTTGATGTTGAAGTAGCATTATCAAATGCTTGTTGGCCTGCTGAATTTCCGTCTCCGTAATCTAATAAACAAGTCACAAATAAATCTGTATAGTTTGTACCAGTAACGTGGCGGGCTTCTGTATAATTACGTGTAGGATCAACGTTGTTACTGCTACGTTCATCTACAACTTTTTTAAATTGTTCGCTGTAAAGACTTGCATTTGCTCCGGAACTATTTGGTGTCAAGTATGTAATAATACCTGTCGGATCTACTGATGTTCCACCACTTCCAAAGGCCATTTCATAAACAAAACCGTTACCGCTATTAGATAGAGTATTAGCTAGTGCTATACTCATGTTTTCATAATGTATAGCGTTACGCTTGTTAACATAAATTTCATTAGAAATGGGATCAAAGATCTTGATATGACCTTCTATATGAACTCCCGTTAAGTCTTTGCTCTGCATAGTAATGTTCTCTTTATCTTGTATTTATCAATGATTATTAACTGCTAGTTTAATCGCTAATGGTTAACCGTATCTTCGTATCTTTGATCTTGGGTATGTTGAACCGGTTGTTGGCCTATTTTGGTACCTAGTCATCGGTGAAACTGCTCCTGTTATAGGGCGAACTGCTACGTAGTACAAATATCTATTATTTGAATTGTCACCGAGTGATGTGTAATCTCCTGCAAGTCCGCCAGTTGATCCAATTTGATTTTTTGTTGAGTTAGCAATTAAATAAGCTAATGCGGCTGTTTGACGCATATTAGGAAATTGTTCTAACAAACACGCTAAGTATCCTGTTACTTGCGGGCCTGCCATACTAGTTCCCGATATACTTCCTATTTTATACGCAGAATTTCTCGGGTCGTCTGCAAGAGTAATTCCAAATTCCGTAGCGGCATTTGCATCATACACGCTAGAAACAATATATTGTCCCGGAGCCCATATATCAACTCGCTTACCGTAATTACTAAAATTACTTTTATATTCAAGAGTAGAAGTAGCTGTAGATCCGACGCAAATAACTTGGTCAGCGGCACTAGGAGAAGAGCCGCGAGTAAGGTAATATGAGCCGTTGTTGAGAGTGTTATTATAATCTGCTAGGTCTGAAGTTGCACAATTCCAGTAACTATTTCCGGCGCTGCCTACTACAATAACGCCGTCTGCTATTGCGTCTTGAATATCTGCATCAAGCGCGGCATATCTTGCCGGTGAACGATATAGATAAGTGCCGCCAGGTACCGGAATTCCATTTGCTTCTAATACAGTTCTTTTGGCAGCATCAGTTCCTGATAGTGCTGTAGTAGTTCCTCGATATGTTACTGAGGTAAGTCCGCTAAGAAAAATGGAGCCATAACTATATCCCCAACTGTTATTTGTAATAGTTGGATTACGTTTTCCAGTTGTTGAATTAATTGGTTTATTTTTATGGAAATATCGAATATAATCAAATATGAATAGCTCCCAAGAGCCAGACGGGCCATTGCCGCCTAGATAGCCGAATTCCATATTATAAATGTTTGCATCACGAGCCCAACCTTGAGTATTTCCTGCTGTTGTGCCTGCGGTATGTGTACCATGGGCGCTTGAAATATTAGCATAACTATATGTTCCAGTAGAAGAATATCCTAGTGCCGCGCTATGTTGGAACCAATCATATTGTATAGCTCTAGATCCGCCTGTGCCATCTATGTTCACTGCAAACTCTGGATGATTAAAATTTATATGTGCATCGACTATTACAACGTCTACATTTTTTCCTGAACTAGTAGTAGTTACAGTTTGCGTTGTTTGTGTAAATGATCCATTAAGACCCCAAGTTGCTAGATTTGATCCTGCTGTGCATCTATATAATCCCCAGTTTTTATCATTAGTATCAATAGTTACACTTTTCTCAAAGTTTCCAGTTTGAGTCCAATGCGGGGTTACTTCTATACCTTGTAAACTAGGAATTAGTTCTACTGCGATAACTCTCGAATCGTTACGTAACTGTTCAGCTTCGTCAGCAGTTAACAAGAAATGTGTGTTTCTACTAATCTCTCTACGTTGGGTTACCTCTACTGCCCTGTCGGGAATATAAAGGTCGCCACCAGGAGTTTCTAAATCTTCGAGAAGAGACGTGGCATCGTCCATAGTCTTTGCTGTAACAACATATTCTTGAGTGTCGGACATATTATGCCTCCAGTTGTAGTACTGTTAACGTAGCAGTAATTGCCGCGGCAGACCCGGAAAGGTTTGTAATGTTTATTGGGATTGTAGTAGTTGGGGAATTTTCACTATTAAAACCAAATGCCCCCGGACTGATAAGAATCGTCTGGGCACCGGTTGTAATTACTTCTGCAATAACTCCAGCACTAGGTAACGGATCAGTGGTAGATGCTCTCGATGCATCAGAAGTTCTAGATGCGGCATCTGAATATATTCGAACCCAGGCTGCTGCCGATGTTTGAATTTTTAATAGTGCATAGGATTTAAATCCAGTAATATTGGCATCTGCATTGGCATTGTTAGCTATACTTGCAGTAGTAGCTGTCACTGTTGTTCGAGCTACTAGTCCAGCTACCGTCGCCCAACTTGCAGTCGTGCCGTCTGTCGTTAAGTATTTTCCGCTATTACCAGTTTGAGTCGGGATCGTACCGCTCGGTGTTCCCCAACTAAGTGCAGTACCGTTAGTAGTTAAATATTTTCCACTATTACTAGATTGGGTAGGAATAGTATCTATCGTCACCCAATTACTTGCTGTTCCGTTAGTAGTTAAATATTTTCCAGTTTGTCCTGTTTGTGTTGGTAACACCTTTGTTTCGCCGATGCTGGTAATCCAAGCAGGATCTGCATATGTCTGAGATGTTACTACACCGTTTGTTGCTACTACTGTTCCAGTTAGTTTACTAGCGGCTAGACTTGTAATCCAACTAGGGTCTGCATAGGTACCGGATGTAACCACGCCGTTGGTCGCTAATACTGTTCCAGTTAACTTTGATCCTGCTAAACTAGTAATCCAACTAGGGTCTGCATAAGTACTAGCACTCGATACTGCGTTAGTAACTTTACTAACAGCTAACGATGTTAACCAAGCAGGGTCTGCATATACTGTAGTTGTTAGTACAGCGTTAGTAACTTTACTACCTGCTAAACTAGTAATCCAACTAGGGTCTGCATAGGTACCGGTAGTATAAACCCCATTAGTTACTGTGCTAGCATTACCAATAGCAACGTCTGCCCAGCTAGAAGTAGTTCCGTTAGTTGTTAAGAACTTTCCAGTATTGCCGGTTTGTGTCGGTAATGAGTTAGCTGAGGGGTTAGCCCAACTTAATGTAGTTCCGTTGGTCGCTAAAAATAAACCTGAATTTCCAGTCTGACTTGGAATATTATTACTACTATTTGAATACAGTTCAGTAAAGTTTGCATTTATTTTTATCGCACCTGAACGAAGGGTGTCCCCAGTGCCGTCGTTTGCAGTTGAACCTGCGTTTAAGAGTTGTTGTGCCATCTTTTTATCCTTGTTTGTCGAATGTTATATTGCTTATATCGAATGTTCCGTTATTACTATCAAAACTTGTTACGCTAAGGCCTGTAGGAACACTTGTTCTTAGCGGAGAATAGCTAATTCCCGGAGTTGCCCTTAGGAAATTAGCAATCTTACTATCATTATTTAAGCTAATATCCCAATTAATTCCTGTTCGTTGTACAACGGTTATTCTAGTACCAACGGATAATGGAGTTAATAATGTAATTTTTTTGCTCGTGCCATCTACTGTAAAATCTGCTGGAAGTATTATGTCACCTTCTGAACTGTTAGGAGCAATATTGCTATTATGCATAGTATATGATTTCTTACGTAATCTAATATTTCCTATAAAGAAAGTGTATACTGAATTAGCACTAATATTTTTAGAAATTATAGTGCCATCTTGTTGTATAGTAGTAACTAAACTACCCCATGCGGATCCGCTTATATGATTTGCTGTTACTTTATAAGTGTAGCTAGCATATGAAAATATAGATCCAACAAAATAATTGGTGCTAGGTGTCCATTCTGCTATATCGTAGCCGCCTACAAAGACTTCAACAGTATCATAATTATGTTGATTAACTAGTGAAGTAGTTGCTGTGAGTTTCGGAATAAACGATATAGGAACATTAGTTGTGCCGTCAGATATTACTTGTTCTATATTAGTTGTTTCGGTATATGGGATCGTTTCGCTTGGACCGATATCCTGTACAATCGAACCTGCTGTATGTTTGTTAGGAATTCCTGTACCCAATGTACCTCTACGGATATTGCTTAATACATTTCCAACTAAGGAGAAATATTCAAGACGTTCTCCTTTAATTTCAATTACCCCTGGTTTATTTTGTGTAAGATTAGGTTTATCAAAATTACTAGCATCAGCAACTATAATTTGTAAATCATTATAATTTAAATCCTGTACTAGTGTTGTTTTCTTATTAAGACTTAATCTCTTATAATGTACCCTATTAAGCATATCTTTAAATTGCATGTAGGCAACGCCAGAAGTAATAACATTACTGCTAAACGTAATCAGCATAAACTTATCATTTGACTGAGGATAAACTGCTAATGTAATACTGCTTCTGTCATCATTAACTTTATAATCAACTGTTGGTGATAGTAACATATTATTTTTTGTCACCCATACATAACCGTCATCTATTACTGGTCTCGATAGCACTAGCTGTCCGCCTGCGATATCTTTATAGTAATAGTATTCCGGAGTGTCTGCTACAACTGATTGTGAGAACGATACACTAATACTTGTTCTATTAATATCTAAAATATCATGTTGATACGAACTAATAACTTCTATGTAATTAGAAGATGTATATGCTTGAGCAAATACTATACTGCCCGCAACTGGCGTTATTGTAGTTTCATGGGCTATCAAGTACGTACCTGGATCTGATGCATACTGTAAGGTAATTGATGTTACTGTGCTAGCAGTACAGACATATGTTCCGTTGTATAACGGATTAGAATTTCCGTCAACAATATAATTTACACTGGTTAGTGGCGGAGCATCTTGTTGAGTAATTCTAAATGTTACTTGATATGGTCCTATACCAGTTTTTCCAACTAATAATGTTACAGTATTTTGTGTTGGTGGATAATAAACATATCCAGCACCTGCTGATACTATTATAACTAATTGTTTTCCTTTGTTTATGTTGTAAACACGTTTATTAATTTTTATATTAATTCCGGTAAGGTCAACTGAGTAGTCAGAACCTAGTTTTAATAATTTGCCATCTACTAAAATAGTTATATCTGATGAGTTCAACGATCCGGATGCAAATGTGCTCGGATCGATTGAATATGTTAATCTATTACTACCAATTGTATAATAGGTATTGCTCGGGCCTGGTAATATTGTTTGATCAACTCTAACTATAATACTAGCTTCGTTTGGTAGTGAATTTCCGATCGGATACGTTAGAGGAAATACTGATGCAGAAACTGTAGGTGTAATTTTTTCAGTAGTAGTTACAGCAAATGTTTGCTGGTTACCGCTAACAATAATATAATTAATTAAATCTCCGATTGCAGGAGCCGTATTAAATCTAATTCCTACACGGTTAGGACTTTCATAAGTATTATCTGTTTTAAACAATTGAGCAATTGCCGCTTTGCCGTTTAGATATATCAATGATGTCGTTTCATCTATCCACGGAGCCTTGGTGATAAATTCAACTGTTGTTCCGTTGCCTGTTGCATGATCGAGATCTAAAATATTTGCTCCGCTAAAACCAATACTAAAAATAGTAACTGTTTGGCCAGCAGTTGGGGGTGTTGCTACTAAATTTATCACTGTAATAGTAGTACCAGCGGCTGGTCCTGGAACTGTTGTTGATACAGCGGTAACAAATGTTATTGTTTTATTTTTATAATCAAGTGTGTAGTCTGTATTATAGTTTTTAATAGTGTTTCCAACTTTAACAATAACAGCTCTTGGGCTGTTAGGTGTTTGTGATATAACAAAACTTGATTGTATTCCGTTGGTAATATAATTGTCAATTTTAACTGAGGCTGATCCAGAATTTGGTTGATCGTATACCTTAATAGCTACAGTATCAACTACTTGGCCTGGAACAACTTCTTCCGGTGCTGGACTTGAAGTCGGTGTTACAAATCCGTCACCGTCGAGAATAATATCATCAGCGGCTAATCCTGTTGCTGAAGCAAATGCCCCTGTAATAGTTTTAGAAGTGTCACCGCCGCTAATTGCTGAATCATAATCAACCTGAGGCGTAACGGAACCGTCACTTGTACTCTTTCTCCAAATAAATTCATCTTTATTATTAACTACAAATGTATTTGGAATTGTAAACGCACTATTCAATCCGTTAGCTACAGGCGATAACATAATAGCATTATGATTAGTTTGTTGCGCTGTTCCGTAGAATGGATCGTCAAGTCGTATTGATGCCGCTGGGCCTTCAATTGTAAGGGTAGTACCAGATGCTAACGGGCTAGTCAGTGTAATCGTACCAGTTGCATATATTGTTATGTCGGCCGGAGTTAATAATACTCGAGAAAATGTTATAGCTGAGTTATTAGGAATATTAGCTATTAAAATCTGATCTAGTATAAGTGTAGTACTGTTTACAATTGTCTTAATTTTAGCATTGGAATTAAATGCATTAACTGCCGTGCTAGTTACTACATCGCCCGCTTTTAGTGAGGAGGTACTTGATACCAGTATTGTACTAGATCCTGCAGAGTTATTAACAAAATCTAAAGTTATGCCAATAGCTGATATCGGTGCTTTGTTAATTCTTAAGGTAGTCGAATTGACTATCTCTGTTACTTTGTGTAATGAATTAAATCCTCCGCCGACAATCCCCATTCCAACAATAATACCTGTCGTATTTACAAGTTTTAAACTAGTTCCACTACTGCCCGAACCTGTAGTTTTAGTAACTACGCCAGTTGAATTAACTAAGACAGATGCTGTAGCGATTGGTCTTGTGTTTGCAATCTTATACTTGTACTGAGTCTGTGCACCGTTAGATGTGTATGTGTCTAGAATATTTTTTATATAATAAACATTAAGCACTGTTAGATTTGCTGGTACATACGGTAAGATAAATGAATGTGTATTTGCAGATACTACTGTTATATAATCATCAAATCCTTCATCGAACTCATCCCATGCGTCTGTTCCGTAGCCGTTTGAATCCCAGCCGGTGCTGAGATCAAAATTGAGACCATCAACAATAACTCCGCCGTAGTCTACTCCGGTCATTAACTGACCTAAATCTTTTCCCAAGTCTCTAGATTTTGGATTGTAATAATACTGTATACGATCAGCGGCATTTAATAACGACCAATCTTTTAAATAAGTTATAGAAATAATTGAGCCAGCGGCTGGTGCTGTAGAAAATTCTAAAAGTCCACTATAACTTGTATATCCTTTAGTTGTAGATTTTACAATACTTAATTTGTATAAATCTCGTAATACTGATACACCGTTAATAGTAATACTCGATGTTCCTATTCTAATATCAGGTGCCCAAGTTAACTTAAACTGATACAATCCATTAGATCCGGTTTTTGTTTCTGTTTGTTGCAAAGTAGTTATAAAATAAGATTGTGTAATACGATCAAATTTTATTTTTATTAAATTAGAACGCACAACGTTATTACCTATTATAGGATCTGAACTAGTTCCAATTATTGCAACTGCTCTTGCAGGAGTTCCACCTTCTATTAATCCTCCAGTAAACGTAATTGTCGGTGCTGACAGGTAACCTTTACCGTGTGTTAACAATATAATTCTACTAACTACTCCGTTAGATGTTAATGCTTTTGCTGTTGCACCTGTTCCTGCTCCATTAGAAATAACCACAGTAGGGTCTGAGATATAACCCGACCCTGAACTTACTAATTCTATAGATGTTATAGTGTATCCAATATTATCAAGCCAGTGCTTCCACGGATATGTCTGTACGACTGGGTCGGCGACATTAATAGTGTTATTATTAATCGAAGTTAGTATAGCTGATAGTATTTTATTTTCGTAGGCTGATGGTAAATCAAAGTCAGTAATAGATGTTTGACTAGTGTCAACTTTCTCATACGAACTTACATATTCTCGAATATTTGTTCTGTATGGTTTAACTTCATCAACGTAATCTTCAAAGTTACTTAAATTATCATTACGATATGTTACCGGCTGTTTTAATTCGCCAACATTATGCTTTGCTTTGATGAAACTAGTTTTAAATATCCAATCAACATAAATCTGTTCTGTAAATATATATCGTACACTAACAAAGAACAAATCTAAATATGCACTAGATAAATCATCAATAAAGATATTATCTCGTAAGGCTGTTAAAATAATTCTTAATTCATTTGATGCAACTGTATCAAATAATGTTCCATCATAAGTTGAAGCATCATAACCTACAGGAGTTCCTAAGAAACTATATAGATCGGAATTAAGCTGTATCGTTCCTTTCTCTATACCGACTACTGTATATGATTGTGTCCAGTCAATACTAGATGAATTTGCATATTTTACTAGCAGTTGCCATCCCGATGTGCCAGTATATCTTACAATTACTAATTTTCCAATAGCTACTGAATCTGATATCTGAGATAGTTCCGAGTAGGTATTTACAGAATAATCTGCGGCTGAAAACGAGCTATATCCAGGCGAGTACCAATCAACTTTAGACCAATAATCAGTAACATCATATGTTTTAGTTTTTATTCTTGACCAAATTGCACCAATCGGATCGTATGAATAAATGCTCCAGTTGTTTGATGCATTTTCATCCTGATATACTAATACTGAGAAATCTCTAATCAATGCTACAGTATTATTATCATATCCCGATCCAGAATTTATAACAGTTGCGCCTGTAATTTTTCCAAGACCGTCTGTGCTAATTGTAGCTTTTATCGTTGCTCCTTCCCCGGACCCAACTATGTCAATATACGGTGCGGCAGTATAACCTTGTCCTGCATATACAATATTAATGCCTGTAATCTTTCCGTCGATGATAGTCGGTGTTATTGTAGGACGTCTAAATCCTCCAATATTAGCATAGACTAATTCTGCGGCAGTATCCGCTGTGGTATCGTATTGACCTGAAATCAAACTTGGATAAACATCTGCCGACTGTAGTGCTGATAAATTTCTATTTTCAACAATTTGATTCTTTAATAATACTGTGTTTGCTTTTTCCACTACTTGTTTAAGTGCTTCGATGCGATTGATAAACATGCCCTGACGTGGGCGATTTTCAATGCCATAACGTAACTTAGCTGGTAAATCTATATCTGGCACTACCCTATCGTAGTCATCTTTGCCGCATAGACTGTCAAACCATTTCTTTTCAATATTTTTAGGAATAGTTGTACTTGTAGATGAATTAATTAACTTCCACTGACTATGCACATTTTGATCAGTCTTATCTATTGTCCAATATTCTACTGACAATGCTATATCTTTGTCAATTAACAATGGCTTGGCATTAACTATACTAAATGAATTTATTCCAGTTATCGCAACATACGTGTATCCCTGACCTCTTGGATTTGCAATTAGATTAGAAACTTCTGCGGCAGAAATATGTCTTCCTGTTATATTAGGAACAACTTTTTTATTTTTTACCCAGTAGCAATATGTATTTTTAAACGTCTGACTTATTGTATCATACTTCTTTTTAATAGAATATGCACTATTTCCGTACAATGAGGTACCACTAATTCCCTGTGCTAATCCAACTTCGGTGTCAGCTTTTTTATCCCAGTCTACTGGAAGCAGTGTTGTTGATATCCACTCATATACATCAATGCTTGCGCCGTGCGCTAAAGTATTCCATGTACTGTTTCGATATGCAACTGACGAATCATAACTTTCTATAAATTTAGCAGTTCTAAGGTCCCACCATAGTTGACCAACTTGATCGGTAGTCCATTGAGCATTAGGATCAACAGTAACATCTACTCCAATAGAATAAATCGCTGGATCATAAAAAGTGGCATATTTTAATTCTTCAGAAGCAATACCTGGAATTTTTCCTTGCAATGGATCGATAATGTCAAGTTTATTCAATAACTGGTCTGTTGTCTTGTTGTATAAAAATGCCTGCTTAATTTTATATGGATCTGGTTTTTCAATTTCAATATCCTTAATCGTCCACGAGTATGTATTTGGTGTTTTAATATAATTATAAACTTTACCCGAACGTAATCCTTGGTCAGTTGTAAACGGTGCTCCCACAAACACATTATTATTGCCAATCGCGATTGCCGCACCGTAGCTATCGGCAGTTCTTGTATTAGCTGACAATGTTTCACTGAAGACCCACTTTGATGCATACCTATCGTATATGTCTACACGGCCGGTATTTGTATTAGTTGTTATAAAATTTGTAGACTTTTTATCAAAGGTAGTTGGTTGACCTGAAATAGTCGGATTCTCAGTTTGATCTTCATTGAATGTTACAATTGCCTCAGTATCGCCGTGTGTACTATAGACAACTAATGTTTTAAAATCATTCATGAAGGACATTTCGCTTCCGAATCTTCCATTTATTTGAGGTTGATGATTTTCTAATGCTTGGTACAGGCTGTATGTAGATCCATTGAACTTATACACACTAACTCCGCCCTGCTGTATTGTGCGGACACCATCTGTAAGATCGTCTGATATTGCCAAGTATTCGCCGCTAGTCGATAGTGATATCGCTTGTCCGAAATCGTAATCAGTACCTAAGATTGTTTGTGTTGGTGTTGTACTAAATGTTCCGCTGGCCTTTTTATAAACATATACTTTGCCCGGAACTGATCCTGCGCAAGCAGATATGCTTAGTACGCTAGTATCAGTACTTAATGATATAGAATTTCCAAAATTACTTTGAGTTGTTTCTCCTGCATAAATTTTAGATAAGTCATACGTCCAGCTTACTGTTACAAATTTAATAACACCGCTAGGGGTAGAATTAGGGCTACCACTTAATACTATGTTCATCGGTGTTACTTGTACTACTGTACGAGTTAATGATGTTGTACCATCAGAAAACGTAACATTTGAAATATTTGATAAATCTTGGTGGGCTTGAACTACTACATAGCCTCGGCGAACTGCGGTTGAATCATAATATACTGAGTACACCTCAGTAGGAAAAGTTACATTTGTTCCGCTCACAAACATACCAATTTTAACTCTTGAAATATCATCGCCAATAGCAAAAAATAGTTTAGTTAATGTATATAGAACAGTTTGCCCTGAGGTGAATCCTGTTCCGATGATCGACATGCCTGCTTGTACTCCGGTAGTAGAAGTAACTGCTACTGCTCCAAACGCACTGCCTACTGAGTTGTAAGTTGTAGAAACATGTTCAATTGTAGTATAATTTAATTTGTAAACTCGTCCTCGATTTGTATCGTATCCTAAAGCAGATATGTAAAGTTCATTATCTCCAAATACTAAACTTGAACCAAAACGTTCTCCGGCTCGAAACCCGGGGCTTAGTATAGTATCAACTAAATCATATAGTCCGATTGGGTTTCTTTTGTAAAGGGTCACTGCGCCATGCAATGTCTTATCTGTGTTTGTTCCAACAATATCTGTGCTAAGATACGGTAGTAATTCCCATACTAAATTAACGCTTGCTGGATTAATTCCGATAATGCCAGATTGCAATGCTTGATAGTACAAGTTACCTATTGATACAATATCATCAACAGCATATGTTGTAGAGTTGGACCACACACCGACTAGTTTTGTAGATGCATTCTTAGCTAATGGTGAACCAATAGCAAGCCAAGTACCGTCAGGAGAAAATGCGGCAGAGTCGCCGATTACGCTAGAAGTGACTGTCCGGCCAACTACAGTAGTATTCGGATCTACACCAAAAACCTCTTTAGCGATACTTGGTCTAGATAAAGTCTGTTGTTGAACCCACAACAAGTTAGATCGTTGATAGATTATTGTTTCGCCTGGGCCGTTTAATATTGCTACAACATTTCCAGATGTACTAATAGCTAGTGTTTTTCCGTATTTTAATTCAGGTATAGGAAGAGAATTCTTAATATCAACTTCTGAGTAAACCTGATTATATTCCCACGATGCCCATTTTCCAGTACCACTGTCGTCAGTCCATAATAGATCACCCGGCGATACTGCCTTGGATAAAGCTGTATCAATAGTATCGATTGATGCTGTTCGTTGGCTGATTAACGCAAACACTATTAAATCATCTGCCGGTGTCCATGATGGTTGGGCACCTTCTGGTGGCTTTGGGGGCCAGCCTGATAGAGTAGTTGATACTGTGAATGTGTTTAATTCTACAGATGTAATTTTATAAAAACCGGATAATCCTACAACACCGGATAGGCCAACATACGTTCCTACAGGTAGAGATATTAAATCCTCGCACTTGATTGTAAGTGTTTTATTAGAAGAATTATATACAACTCCTGCGTTTAATTCACCTTTTAATACACGTAACTGAAGGTCGGCATACTTGTAAACATTCCATGATATACCTTCAAATGTGCACCAAATATAATCACCGTTATTAAACAAATCAATATTAGCTGTGAGTACTTCGTCAATTGTTTTAAAAGTAAATGCAACATCATTTGATTTTACGTAACCTGCACTTCGCAAATACGGATTATAATTCTTTAACTTAGGCCAAGGTGCAGAAGCATACCCTAACGGTTTTACATAAACTAAGTTAGGAGTTTGTCTAATAATAAAATCATAATAATTAGTTGAATTAACTTGATTTACTAATTCAAATCCTTGCGGATTATTTTTAAATAGTGATTCATCTAAAGTAAATTCAATACTTTCAAATCCAGAACTAGCACCATACTGCCCGGCCCTAACAGCCCATTCTTCATAGAAGTTTAAACTTTCTTTTCCGTCTGCACTTAATACGTCAAATAATTTATTGAGAACATTTTGTGTTCCTTTTTCACGAATCATCCCTTGATAGAATTTAAATTCGCTAACATCATCTTGAATAATGTTATTAAGATACTGACGCTTTTGATATCCGATGAGATGTTGGGCAACTTTTTGTTGATTAATATCAAAGTTATCGCTGTCTAGACTATAGAAATCAGTAAATTGATTTGCTTTATAATTCCAATTTGGCAATAGTTGAGAGGTAGGTCTCGTATCAAGTTTTACCCAGTTAGTTGGATTAAACACTTCAGAGCCAGGAAGGAAATGAATAGCACTATAGTAAAAATCTTTGTACTTAACAATATCACCCAGGGCATAATCTTTCCATGCCTCCCATGAGTTTACAATAGCCTGATCAAATATAAATCCCGGAATGTCGAAGCCGCCATACCAACCATCACTTACATAACCTGATACTTTAATTCGATCTTGTTTGTAGCCGCTTGGGGGATTATAAATCGTATCATTAAACATAGTAGTATTTTTAAGAATTACTACTTGTTCTTTTTGTACTAGATAGAATGTTGCACAATATATTCCATCAGCAGTTCGAGGTGAATACGTAACATAGTTTTCTTTTCTATACGACTGAATAAAATTAGATTGAAGCGGTGTACCGTCTACTTTAAATATTTCATAGCCATTAAACGCATTTCTAATATCATCTATTACGCACAAATCTGAATTAAAAGTTAATCTTCCAGCAGATGGACTTAAACTAATAACACTACTGCCGACTGTACTCAATCCATCTAATTTTATAAAATCTTCTGGGTTAAATATTGCAGTTGCTGGAATAGTTTTAATAGCCTTGTAATAATCTCCGTTATATCGTAATATAGAATCAAATACTACTGGGGTATTAGGTGTCCACTCTGCCCATTTATCCTGGCCTGAGGACCAATTTTGAGTGGTCCAGAATAGAAATTCCTTGGCGCTAGTTTCCCAATTGGTAATTGCATCTAGATTAGAATTATAATCGTCAAATACAAATCCCTGATCCTTTAACCATTCTCCGTATCCAATAATTACATCATACACTTCTTGTATCGTATCAAATTTAGTGCCGTATGGTATTGTAATTGCTTCAGTTCTATCCCATAACTTACGTGATAGAACAGTTCTTCCACCTATAATCGGAATTGATTTTAATGCTTGAACATAAGATGAATTAAAGGTTCCAGTAGCAGTATGAGTAACTTGTACTCTATAATACACATTATTAAATTTAACAATAGTGCCGGCGGCATATTTCTGATTAGCAGTCCACTGTGCAAATCCTTCAGAGATACCGCCAACATTAATCGGATTACCAGTCTGCACCCAGTTGTAATAATTAAGGTATGGTCTTGTTAGGCTGTAACCTTTTAATTCATATCCGTCAGATAATTTTGTTACTAGAATTCCGCTATATGTAATTTTCTTAAGAGGGCTAGAGCTATTTAAAACAATATCGTAATCTTCTTGCGGGACAAATATACTACCTGAACCTAGTGGAGACTTACTATCTAGTAGTAAATTAAATTTTTCTTTACTACTAAAAGCGCCAATACGATAGCTAAGTTTAGCTGATAAATTTAATAAATCATACTTGTATGAAGTGTAAGATTTTAAACTATCACTTAAAATATAATTTACAATATAGTTGATAATACCTGCAGTTTGTACTCTAGTAGAGCTTGTAGAAATATTAGGTAGAACTATGTCTGACGGTTTTATACGTCTGTTTGTTGCTTTATATACAAGTTGACCTGTCAAATCTCTTACTATTCGTGATCGGTCTAATACTAATCCAAAAGTTTTAGATGGTGTTAATAACATAGAAGTTATTAGTATACTAAAAGGATAGTGGCTGCTTCTTCTCCAGGCTGCTTCAACTGGGCTATTATCACCGAATACAAAATTATTTGTAGTCGACGGAGTAATTACACCTGATACAACATCTGACTGGAGGGGACTAACTAATACACCTGAATCATCCACTGGTAAGTGTGCCATTAACCAAGGCTTAATGTATTGTGGTAGTACGGTCGGCGGCACGCCTGGCTGTTTAACAACACCTTGTGAAATATCTGTCCACAACACTGTATTATCTTTAGTATATGGAGCAGGTCCATATACACTTTGCCACCAGCTAGGTTCGATGGTAAAGCCTAGCATTTCCCAAGGATGGGTATGTGGTCTATCAGTATTATACATCCAAGTGTAAATACCTCTCCAATACGCAGGTGCATTCTTTCCATCAGGAGTAGCATGCCCTTTATAATTGTAAGTAAATGGATTGTTTCTATCGTAACTTAACGGTTTAGAAAAATCTCTGTTAATTGATGATGTCCACTTGTAAAAATTCGGAGCAAGTACTTGATCAAATTCTGTTCTGCTGTATGTTTGGTCGTGGCCGTAGCTCGGAATAACATCAAAAATATTATATATTTTAGGATCATATTCTACTTTAATATTATTAAAGATACGTTTTTCTAATTCTAAAATAATGTTATCTCGATAATCTCCAAATGCCAATGTTAAGCTGCCGTCATGCCCTTGAATCATCATCCGAGGGGTAACTAAAGTAGTATCAAGATAAATTTTAGGTTCGTACTTTGGCCAAATGCCTAACTTAGTCGGGGTTTCTGGTACAAAACTACCGTCAGTATTGTCATATTCGTAAGTACTAATAGTATCAGTATTAGTCATCACTACTTTATCTGCAATAATTACAAATCCAGAGCTATCAAACGTATATTCACTTCCGTATATTAATTGAACACCGTTTAAATATATCCCAATTGCTTTATTGCTCAATGTAGCTAATGTAAAAACGTTAGTTAAAGGATAAGTTTTAATTCGATAATCAACTACTTTGATTTCTGTTCGTATAGCAGAACCATAAGGAACCATATCACTAAAATAATATGGCAAGTTGGTTGGCTTATCTTTGTTAATCCTATCTAAAATTTGATCTACTTGTTTAGCCGGAGTAGAATCTACTCCTAGTTTTTCAGCAATCGTTAGAAATATTTTCTTAAAATTATTATAATCGTCTCTTGCTTTTTCTATAGATCTTACTATATTGTTTGTCTGTGAAGTTATATGATATGTTGATAAACTTCCAGGGCCACTATGCTGTACAAACTTTGTACCGTATTGAGTTATGCCGCCAATGTCTCTAATATTTGGATGATCGGGATCAAATGTTTGTCCACTGATAGTAGTTGTACTAGCACTCTCGGGTGACACGTCTACTGAGAGCGGCAGATTTTCTATTATTGAACTAACATGATCTTTTACTTCACCCAGGGTGAAGTCAGTCATGTAATCGTTGAGAGGATTGTTTTGAAAGTTTAACGGTATTTCATAGTAGCCATTACTATTAATTGGCTGAGATGCATACGCTTTAATTGTTAATACTTCAGAATCTTTTAACGGAGTAACTAATTTAACTGATTTGTAAGCAGAGCCTGTGACAATAGACCAATAGCTGTTATCTAGTAAGATACCATTAATGTAAACTTTAACAACTAAATCTTTTAGGTTCGATATATCGTCAAAAATATCAATGTTGAATGTATTTTTAATGTTTGAATTTTTATAAATTCTAACAGCGGCTTGAGTATTTTTTACTTCACAGGTTTTCCATCCGTTGACATATAAAGCATTGCCAGCATAGTCACGATTTACTAGGTATCCTAAATCGACTTTGAGCGTTGCAATGCTAAGATTGTCTTTTTTATAATTAAATTTGTCAGTAGTTAGATCAAAATTGAAAACTATATCGCCGATGTTGTTAATATTTTTATAAGTTAATGGGAATCCTAAAACAACATCGTTGCTACCTGCAGATGAAACTTTATAAGAAAACAATTTTGTACCTATAAATGTACTACCCGGATAATATAAAATATCACCATAACTATGTGAGTTTGCATCAACTACATCAAACAATGGTGGTTGATTTACTGTTAGTTTTTGCTGGGCCGCTGCCCAATTATTGATCGTTTCATTATACCAGTACATCTGGCTTTGATTTTTTAAACCTTGCCTTACTAATACTACATCATTGTTAGACGGTGAAGTAAGTTCGATTAAATGAATTTGTCGTCTTCCTTCTATATTAACAAACTCTACTTGATATATTTTATTTTTAACTAGAGGATCAGTGTCGGCAGTAAATAATATCTTATGGCCTGATGCTAGTGGTGTGCCGTCAACATTATATCCTAACGATCCCTCAACCGTAGAAAACACATCTTTAGTAAATGTATCAACTAGGTCAATATCGCTAATTGCCTTAGTACCAAAATTAAATAACTTTAAGTTTGCTTCAAATTCAATAATAGGACGGGTGGCTCGTGCTGTTTGGTCTAATGACGATGTATTCCCATTAAATTTTGCACTAGCTTCTATAGCATCTTTATGGAACCATCGATTATACCTTGCCCACGGATTGTGGTCAGCACTTCCTCGATTAGAAAGAATATAATCAGTCTTACCAGCGTATCCCTCAACGTCGCTAAACGGTAAAGTATCAAACGGTGTTGAATCAAATAATACAGCAATGTTACTAGAAAAAGGAAATACAACTTCAAGAATAGATTCGTTGACTAGAGTAATTGCTGTTCCTACACCTTCTACATAATAGTTTCCGGTAGCATATTTTTCAGGAATTACTGTTCCGCCAAAATTCACTTTCATGCCATTAGTCAACGGTGTTCCGTCGGCTAATACATATTGTGCTTTGCCTAATATATTTTGTTCAACATCGATAATAGAATTATCATCTAATGATAATACTTGTATTACACCACTTAGTGCTAAATCAGTTTCGCTTTGATAATACAATATACTCGGTGTATCTGACGGTAGTGTTACAGTTATTGTGCCATCAACTACTCCGTACTTGTCAATCTGTGGTATTGTATATCGGTCAGCTGTTCCTAGTGTCGGTAGTAATTTAATACTAAAAGGATTGCCGGGACTTTTAATTTTAAATGTATATGTTTGTCCTCTGTATAATCTAAGTACAGGATTGCGTGTTAATCCATTAGGTGTAAATAGATACTCATTACCGTCACCTTCAGATTCTATTGATACAGTATATGTGCTCTCAATCTTTTGTTTCTGGCCGTAGATGGTAATAAGGTCAGGGCCGTAAGGTAACCAGTAATAGTTTTGAAAATTAACAAACTTATCCCAATCAATGTGCGGGTTCCAACTATAGAATTCTTGAGAGTTTAATCTAGAATGGTTTGCAGTATTACTTCCAAACACCCCTAACTGATTAATATAGTCAATATAGTCTTTAAAATAAGTTGTATTACCTATCGTATCATTAATAACAAAGCTAGGTTCAAACTGATAATTCTGTCTTGTCGTAGTTGGTGCGTTGATATACACATCACTACCAACCGCAGCCTTAGCATTCTTGCGGCCGACGAATCCGTTAATCTTTTTAACAGTACCTGGCTGTACTAACTGATCAACTGTTGCTTGTAAAAACTTCTTATTAGAATCAGTTTTATAAAAATTTGGAAGAAAATTCGCAGAAACGCTATTTGATCCCGATGGATTAATGCTATCAGCCATTAGTTAGATGCTCCAAATGATGAACTAGTTATTACTTGTGTTGAGGCAGCGGTTGATAACGCTGATCCTGTAACTGATTTAATGTTGCCGGATGTTATTCCGGAAATAATCTCAATATCATCAACTGTTGCTCCGTTGATGAACAACTGATTACTTGGACATTTTATTTCAAATAGCCCTCCGAAGTATACTCCGCTTTCTCGTGGAACAATAATAAAATTAGTAACATCGGGAGCTAACTGTGTCATAATATATGTAGATAGTTCAGAGAAATAAAATGTATCTCCAAAATCCCAGTTGTCTAAACTAAAGAATTGGTTGATTGCGCTTATAGTTCTTGCTTTAATATCGTTATCAGAAACTACGCTGTTAGCATTTTTAGTAATTTTAAATATGGCTTGTAAATTTGAATCGGCGGTTGCTCCGAATAGTATTCTATAGTTAACTGGGTGATATATAATCTCATCACTGATTGATTTAATTAAATTCAACGACGGTGCAATAGTGTTGTACAATTCGTCAGAGCCCGGAGGCAACGGCTCAGATGTACCAGAACCGTTCAACCATTGCCTAAATTGTGTATCATAGTTTTTCGTCAATACATAAATGTCTATTATATTGCTTACTCCCGGATCAATTCTAGATTCATAATCTGCACTATGAGTATACTGAAATTTTAATTTATCTCTTCCAGTATACATCTTATAATCTAAGGTAGGTTCTAAAATACCAGTAGATATGTTTAAGGTAAGAACTGTATCAGTGTCAATACAATAAAAATAACGACCGGCTACTGCATTGCTATATGGAATATCCGCTTTGGTATTTACAATAACAACTACGCCGGCATCATTATTAAAATATGTATAATCTTCCTGAGCTTGATTAATAATGTATTTCTGTTCAACAATATACTTTGTGGTTGCATTTACTGTTGGATTAACAATATTAACAAAATATTC